AAGTACAAGATGAAGAGCAGTTCTGGGTCTGGTGGCGGCGATTACCAGACACAAGCAGACGGCTCTTATGCTCCGTCTGATGGGTTCTATGGCGGTCAAGAGATAGACGAGTTTGACCCCGCAGCGCAGATGGTTTCTAAACCCTACGTACCACCAACAGAGTTCAACCCCGAGAGTCCTATGCCATTTGGCAAGGACCTAGACGCACCACTCAGTTAAAGCTTAGAAAGAAGGTGATGGCACTATGGCAGTAGTAGGTGAAGCACATGTAATCGTCCGTGCTATCACCAACCGTGTGAAGCCAGACATTGAACGTGCGTTTTCTGGTCTAGACCGAATCGGAGAACGTGAAGGAAATAAGATATCCGAGTCGTTCGACCGTGGGTTGAACTCTGGTGGCGGTAGGCGGGGCTCAATATTCGGAGGTAAGTTTGCTGCTGAAGCAGAAGCTGCTCGGGTAAAATTCCAAAAACTCGTTCGGATTGGGTATGCCCTCGCACCGATTATTACTGGTCTTGTAGGAGCAATTGGGTCTTTAGGTGCCGGGCTGGTGACTCTTAGTACAATGTTGAGTAGAGCAGCTCCAGCGTCTATTGCTTTGGGCGGCGCTCTTGCGGCCCTAGCTCAGGGGGCTATAACTGCTGTTTTGGCTTTCGGTGGAGTCGGTAAAGCCATCTCTGCGGGAAACAAGGCAACGTCAGCTGCTGTCAAGAACACAAGGGGGCTAGCGAGAGCGCAGAAGGCACTTAAGGATGCTCTAAAAGATAAAGAAGATTTTGAAGCTTCAATTACAGACAGAAACATTGAGCGGAAGAGAAAACTCCAAGACGTAAACGATGCTTTTGCCGATGCACAAATCAATCTTGAGAGAGTTGGCAGAAACTACTTAAGAGCTCAAAAAAGAAATATTGATGCTCAAGAGACTCTGACAAAAGCCAGAGAAGACGCCAAAGAAGCAATTCAACAACTCCGTTTCGAACTTGAAGGCGGTGCCATCTCGGAAAAGAAGGCACGCCTTGAGTTTGAAAAATCCCGTGACTCTCTTCAGCGTGTTCAAGACCTTCCGCCCAACTCTCGTGCTCGTCAAGAAGCCGAGCTCGCCTTTGCAGAAGCAGAGCTTAATCTTCGTAAAGCTATTGACCGAAACCAAGACCTTAAGAAGGAAGAAGCTGCCTCCGCAAAAGCGGGAGTGGAAGGTTCTAAGGCAGTTAGGGATGCCTCGTATTCGGCAGCAGAAGCTACGCAGGCAGAGGAAGACGCCCTCGTCAACTTGTCTCAAGAGCAACGAGATTTTGAAAAGCTCACCATTGATACCGCCAAAGCACGTAAAGAGCTTTCGTATGGCGAGTTCAAGAAACAAATCAAGGAAGAGCGTCAGGCACTTAAGGATGCAATCAAAGAGGCTAGAGCTGACCTAGCTGACCTAAAAAAGAGTGCTGGAGGCCCTGCTTCTGCCTATCAACAAGCCTTGGCAGATTTATCCCCCGAGGCCGCGAAATTCGTTGAGTTTATTGTTGCGAATAGAAAAGAATTTAAGAAACTGCGAGATGCTGCAGCAAGAGGGCTGTTCCCCGGGCTACAGAAAGCCATGCAGACGCTTATAGACAAGCTTTTCCCTGTTCTAGAACCTCTTCTTGAAGGGACTGGTAAAGCCTTAGGTAAGGTCGCTCAAAGAATTGCGAATGTTATTACAAAAACGTCAAACTTAAAAAAACTTGAACGAGTTTGGAAAACCGGAGACAAATTAATTGGAAACTTTGGCGGGGCTATTGCAAACCTCATCGACTTATTCCTGACTCTTTTAGACGCTGGCCGCCCTGTCATTGAAGAGTTTGGTCAGTGGATTGAAGACCTAACCGGAGGCTGGGCCGGAAACGCCGAGAAAAATTTTGACAAGATTCGAACAAGGATGCAAGAAGCGGCAGTTATTGTCAAACGCCTTGCCGGAGTCTTTGGTTCTTTGTTTGATGCGTTTAAGTCTATCGGGGAGGCTGTCGTAAGTGGCGGGGCTCTTGAGCTGCTGCTCAGCTACTTTGAAGATTCGGCGAGCGCTTTTGCCACCCTCATGGAAAATATGAACGGCGATGGCTCACTTGGCGAGTACTTCTTCAAGGCAACAGAAAATGCTACCAAGGTTCTGGACCTTTTGGGTAACATTATTGCTGAGTTTCTTAAACTTGGTGCGGGCGAGGGCGTCGGCAGCTTCCTCGACAGTCTCAACGAAGTAGTTGATATCTTTGGCGATATCGGCGTAGAGGTTGATAAAGCTTTACCGGCTTTTGGAGATTTCTTGGTTGAGTTTGCCAAAGTTATAAAATTATTCACTGAGTCCGGCTCCATTGAGACGTTCTTCAGTATTTTGGGTAAAGGTTTAGGTGTAATTAATAAAATCTTTGGAAATGAAACAGTTAAACAAATCTTTTTGTTTGTTGCGCCTATTTTTGCTGCAGTTAGTGCTTTCTCTCTAATGGCTAAAGTCGGGCTCTTTGCTTTCAAAGTTCTTGGTGGTAATATCCTGTTCCCCCTAACAGCTATGAATAAATTTACAGGTGTTCTCCAAAAGATTCCGGGGGCTGGTGGAAAACTTGTTACTGCGTTTAAGGCTTTTGGTAAGGCATTCATGGCAGCAGGGAAAGCCATTATCGCTCCCCTTGCAAAAATAGTTAAAGCACTGGCTGGCTTCTTCAAAATCATCTTGAGCATTGTAGGTAAGGCACTCTTTGCTCTTGGAAGGCTTCTAATGGCCAACCCGTGGATTTTGCTTATCGTGGCTCTGATTGCAATTGTTGTTCTTGTTGTTAAAAATTGGGACAAGATTAAGGAAATCATTGGAAAGGCAATGGCGTGGATTTCTGAAAAAATTTCAATGGTGTGGAATGCAATCACCGATTTTTTCAAGACCATAGGTGGAAAGATTCTTAATGCACTTAGCGACTTTGCTACAACAATTTTTGAATTCATCAATAAATACCACCCAATTATGGTTATATGGCGTCTTATATCTGAAAACTGGGAGACCATTAAAACGTGGTTTACTGAGTTGCCCGTAAAGATTCTGGAGTTCATCACCGGCCTTTCTACAACAGTTCTTGAATTTATCAACAAATACCACCCAATTATCGTGCTGTGGCGTCTTATATCTGAAAACTGGGACAAGATTAAGAGCTGGTTCACTTCTCTTCCCGGAAAAGTGAAGGACGCAATTGTCGGCCTTGCTACAACAGTTGCTGACTTCATCAAAAAGTACCACCCCATTTTTATTCTGTGGAATAAAGCAAAAGAGCTTTGGCCCACTGTTTATCAGTTCTTCAGGGGGAAGCTTGATTCTCTAGTTAACTTCTTCCGTGAATTACCTCAAAAGTTCAAAAATGCAACCGTCGGAATGTGGAACTTCTTGAAAGACGGATTTGTTGGAATACTCAACAAGATGATTACTGCGTGGAACAACTTTAAGCTAGACCTAAGGATTCCAAGTAACATTGCAACAGACTTCTTAGGCATCGGCGGTAAAGGGTTTACCATCGAAACCCCTAATCTTCCTCTAATTAACTTGGCAGCCGGCGGTGTTGTCTACCCCCGGGCGGGGGGGACTATTGCTCGCATTGCTGAGGCCGGTCGTCCAGAGCGTGTTGAGCCTTTGGATGCAAACGGTCTGTCTCAAAGAGATAAGGCTCTTGTGATGGCGCTTTCTGGTGGGGGAAACACCGGAGGGGCGACAATCAACGTCTATCCGTCTGAGGGTATGAACGAGCGTGAGCTAGCGAGGAAAGTATCTACTGAACTTGCCTCGATGTTGCGAAGGGGTGCTGCGTAATGGCGACTCAAGAAGAAGAGGGGTACTACGTAGACAGGGGTCTTACTCCACTACAGCCGGACCCTATCCAGAAGCTCAAACTTCAGGCGAACATTGTTCTCGGTGACTTTATTTTCAACACCATTGATGAGTCCGGTGTTGTCTGGGTTATCTCAGACATTGACGGCTGGTGGCAGCATCCGGAGCCTGAGGTTCCCGACATCCCTAGAGGTTTTGGGGACGGCTCTTATGATGTTCAAGGTCGATACCTTGCTAGAAGCTTTACACTCAAAGGCTCATTCATAACTAATACTCCTACGTTAGTAGAAGCTTCCCGAGACAAACTCGTTGCTGCCACGGACCTTGTATATAAAGGTGTTTGGTTGAAAACTGGTAGCAATCCCATTCGGGCAACTTTTGTTCGCCTTAATGGCGAAGTTTCTATCGACACTATAAACTCAAGGGGTAGAACAAACTTTTCTATCGGCCTCCGTGCTGCAGACCCCATAAAATACTCGTGGAATGACCAAGAACCAGACGGCTACGAGATATTTGAGCTTCCAGCAAGAAATCTTACTCAGGGGTACACAGGGTCAGTTGTTGTCACCAATATCGGTAACTACCCGGTTCCCTGCTACCTAGAAGTTGTCGGAACCCTCGTTTCTCCGGCAACTATTTTTAACCGCACTACCGAACAACTTACCATTCTTACTCAGGGATTGAAAGGGAGTAGCTCGGCAAAAGTTGTTAATAAGCAATTGACCTTCGACGTTGACAGTCTTAAAGATGTTGCAACTCTGACTACAACCACTCAGCACGATTTCCGTGAAGGAGATATTGTTTTTGTCTCCAACGCCGGAGCAGAGTTTGACGGTGAGCGTTTAATTACTTCTGTCCCAACAAGCACGACGTTTACGTTTGATGCAGACGCTGCAGAACTACGTGAAGTTGCTTTCAAGAAGCTACTTAACGGTGTAGCAACTCTTCAAACAGTAGAAGAACACGGCTTCTCAACGGGAGACGCAGTTACCATTAGCGGAGTAGACAGCGTATTTGATGGCAACTACACAGTCGCCTCGACGCCGACAGTAAACACATTAACTTTTCCTAAGACTCGTATCCCGCCACGAAACATTATCTCCAAGGTGTTGGTTTCTAATATTGCAACCTTAACCACTTCCGGGGCCCACAACTTTATTCTTGGAGAAAACGTCACGGTGTCCGGAGTTGACATTAACTTCGATGGTACTTACGAAATTATTTCTATCCCGTCTTCTACGCAGTTTAGTTATGCTGCTACCCGAACAAATGCCAGAGCTGTTGTCAATAAAGAAATGACTAACGACCTAGTTACTCTGGCTACCTCTGGTGCCCATGGTTTTATCCAAGATGAAGGTGTGAACGTCTCTGATGTAGACATATCCCTAAACGGAGGGTATTTCATTACCTCACTGAGCCCAACAACATTTACATACCGCAGAGCTCGTGCTACGGAAAAAACTATAAGTATCAGAGCTAGGTCGGGAAACGTCTCCACTATTACCACCTCTTCTGCCCACAACTTTGTGGTTGGGGAGCAAGTAGCAATATCTGGCATTGGAAGTGGTTTCGACGGGACACATACAATCATCAGCCTCCCAAGCAACACAACTTTTACCTATGCAAATAGTGGCTCCGCTCTGGTCTCTGCTTCGGTATCCAACGCAACTGTTTCCTCTAAAAGCCGAGTCATTCAGTCTTACCAAGTAACAGGGAACCTTGTCACCATCACAACTAACGGGTCTCACGGTGCAATTTATGGCGAAGACGTACTTATTAGCGGAACCGGGAGTGTTGACGGTACATACGAAGTAGTGGCGATTCCGTCAGGGAACACTCTTCAGTACGCCAAGACCATGAGCAACGTTGCTTCTACGGAGCCAACAGGAGCTTATGTCGAGATGTCTGGGACTATCCAATCAGACGCTATTATTCCAGACGGAACCGCAACTGTTGCTGGAAGTCTTCCATCTTCTGCTGCCATTGGAACCGCTGGAGTATCTGAAGACGTCCCGAGAACAGAGGCTTTTGGCTTTGCTATTAAAAAGAACAACATTATTTTTACGCCCGGTCTTTCAGGAAACGCTCTTCTCAGCCCGGAGATTCTAGAGATTGATACAAAGAACCGTGAGGTGGCCTTCAACGGAGAAGTTGTTGGCGCTCGGGGACGAATTGATGTGCTGGCTGATTTCATTCAATTAGCACCGGGGGAGAACACCATCGAGTTCCAAGACGAAGGAGCTCCTGAAGGAGCAGCAAACCTAAGAATTTTCTACAGGTCAGGCTGGCTGGCCTAAAAACACAAAGACGGGAAAAATATGACATTTCAAGAGACAGTCGAGTATAGGTACTTCCTAACCGATTTATTAAGTAACAACATCATCTCCGAGGTCCCCTTTAGAGATGTGTCGTTCTCACGAGCAAACCGTCGTGCCGGTGAGTTCAGCGGAAAAATTGCATTTGTCGAAGCAACTAAAGGTCTTGACCTGTATGAAGCAACAATGCCCGGACGGACGGGTCTGTATATCATTCGTAACGGGGTCTGCGTTTGGGGGGGAATGATTTGGTCTAGAAGCTATGACGTTAACTCGCAGGGTCTTGAGGTTTCTGGGGCTGAGTTCTTGAGTTATTTCTATCATCGAAACATCTGGCAGACAATACAGTACGGGTCTGATTTTGTTGGTGTAGCTGCATACCAAACGTTCAGTGGTGTAGCAACCATTACAACGGAATTCCCCCACGGGTTTAGAATTGGTGACAAAGTACGAATTGGCTTTGCAAATCCAACAGTGGATGGTATCCAAGAGGTTAGGGCTATCACATCCTCAACTACTTTTGAGTTCCTAACCGGCTCAGCAGACTCAAGTGGTTTCAGCACTGCCGGGGCAGTTCGTAGTCTTGTGGATGGTTATGATTTGGCTCGTAATCTTATCTACCAAGCCTCCACCGACCTAGGCGGTCTGGCATTTGCTAACGAAGTTATCAAACCCGCCAAAGAGTATCAAGATTCAGTCATCTCAAAAGAGCGTTCGTCGAATGTTGTTACGCTGAGGACCTCTGCTGACCATGAAGCGATTCCCGGGCAAGAAATAGAGGTAGTTGAGGTTGGCTCTGGTTTGGACGGTGTTCACACAATCATCGAAGTGTCTAATTCGAGAACAATTCGATATCAACTTTCTGGCCCAGACATTCCGAGAACCTCTCTTTCTGGAATCCGTTCCATCAATGCTATTAGCAAATCTCTGACAAGTAATGTTGCAACTCTTACTCTTGACCAGCCCCACGGGGCTTCGGTTGGGCAAACCGTCATCGTTGAAGGCGTAGACGCTTTCTTCACTGGCCGTCTCGATACTACATTTAATGGCCGGTTTACTATTACAGGGACCCCTAGTGCAAACAGTTTTACGTTCAGCTCGGGTGGAATTCTTGATGTGCCAACGGAAGGCGTAGCTGGTGGCCAAGCAACCTTTGGTTCAAAGTTTATCTACGGCGACTACGGAAGCTACACATCTAACTCCAATATTGGGATTGAGTTTGAGAACTTTGACCTAAGTGGTTTTTACGGAGACATCCAAATATACCGAGGATTTGAGCAGAAATCAGTTGGCGAAATTCTTGAAGAATACTCCAACAATGTCGAAGGCGGCTTTGACTACCGAATAGACTGCGATTACGATTACACAACTGCTTCTTTCACAAGAACATTCAAAATATTCCCAATTGACCTAGCTGATGCCCCACCAGCGGGGGAGCTTTATTCTGTTTCTGACTTAGGTGCAAACCTCACTGTCTTTGAGTACCCCGGGAACATTATTGAATTCTCCGTTGAAGAAAGTGCGGAATCTGCAGCAACACGCTTCTTTACAGTTGGAAAAATTGAAGACCTTACAGATGATGCGAGTCAGCCATATGCAGGTGCTTCAGCAAAAGACATGCTCGACAACCCAACGGGGAGAAGCTGGCCTTTGTTGGACCAAACAGAGCAACTAGACGAGATTGAAGATGAGTTGACTCTCTACCAGTACTCACAAGATTTTCTATACGAGTCAAGACCACCAATAGGAGTTATAACAGTAACCGTAAACGGGACAATCTCTCCTGTTATCGGAAGCTACTTTCCGGGTGATTGGTGTTCTCTCATCATTGATGACGAATTCGTCAGGCAACGCCTAGCCAGCGACCAAGAACCCAGAGATGACATTCTAGTTAGAAAAATAAATACATACGAAGTCTCTGTACCAGATAACCCATCTTTCCCAGAAACAGTTACGTTAGAACTCATTACAGATTGGAAGGTTGACCAACGTGGCAACTAGAAGAAGAGCAAGCAGACGGGGCCTTACTGGCTCTTTGACCGAAATGCAGAGAAGGCTTAGCTATCTTGAGGGCCGTCCTTCTCCGTCACGACTGTCAAACCATGTTGTCACTCGAACAACCATCCAGCCTCAGGCTGTAGCAACAGACCAGATTGCCTTTGATGCAGTGACTAACGACCAAGTTGCTGCCGACGCCATCGCCCTTGAGTCCATGCAGAACAACTCAGTTGGAACTGCAGAGTTAATTGCTGACTCAGTAACTAACAACGAGTTGGCCACGGACTCAGTGAATTATGATTCAATTGCTGTTGATTCTGTTGGTTTCACAGAGTTATCAAACGGTGCGGTAGACACGAGTGCTATTCAAAACAATGCCGTAACAGAGGAGAAAATTGCTACTGATGCTGTCACTGAAAGACAGATTGCTTCGGGAGCCGTGGGGAACTCAGAGTTAGCTACTGATGCCGTTGCCACATATAATATTCAAAATCTAAACGTCACTACAGAAAAAATCGCTTATGGAGCGATTATTACGGAAAAAATTGGGTCTGGCCAAGTATCTACTGACAACATAGGTCAAGGCCAAGTGAAAACAAACAATCTCGATAGCAAAAGTGTTACTGGCATCAAAATTGATGATTTCACTATTACCGCCAGAAGCATGGCTCTAAACAGCGTCACTGATATAGCTATGAGCACTAATGCCGTCTACACAAGTGCCATTCAAGGCACTGCTGTTACAAGAGGAAAAATTCAGAACGGTGCTGTCAATTCCTCAAAAGTAGACGGCAGTGTCTGTACCGCCGCTGTCGGAACCAGCCCTATTATAGCATATTTTAGTAATGGAACGGTTAGGGTAGATGCCGCATTTGGGAGCTCCTTTGGTTCGTTTGCCCGTGGAAACCACACCCACAACCAATACGTTGGTTATCACAATCACTCTGTTAACGGCGCGGGTACTCACAATGCCACCGGGAGCGGCAGCCACTCTCACTCCACTGGTGCCGTCTCATCTAGTAGATATAAAAAAGAAATTTCTAACTACGAAGTCCCCGATGTGACCAAACTTCTTGATTTAGAGCTTGTAAAGTTTAAGTATAGAAATAAGTACAGAGACTTAAATAGTGGACAAAAATGGCAGTATGGTCTTATCGCTGAGCAGGTAGATAAACTCGGGCTTACCGAACTAGTTGAATATAATAAAGATGGACAACCAGACAGCATAAACTACGCACTCATCGGACTCATGTCTTTAGAGCTAGTCAAGCAGCAGCAATCTGATATAGACTCTCTCAAGGAACAGGTCAAGCGACTAACGGAGACAAAATGATAACTTACGAGTTATATAACATAGATGGGGAAAAACCCCTGCTGAAAAAAGTTATTACGGTTGGGGATGAAAAATTCTCCACCAATCTGAGCCACGCCAACACCGACGAACTTGACCTCATTGACGAACCTACTATTACCCAGCACATGAACAATCTTGCTGCGTATACGGCTTTTCTTGGGTCTGGTATTGAAGTACTGCCTGACGAGGAAGCAGAGCAGTCTGCCTATCCTCTAAGAAATGCCGATGCTGTTCTGGAATACCTCGACGACACCAGCAAATGGTGGCGGTACCTGTACTACAAAAACGAGTCCGAAGAAGAACTTCTCGGAACAGGGGGGTCTGTGGATGTATGAGGTAAAAGACGGCTCTAGGACTCTACAATTCAACGGCAAATTGCTTGCAGAGTCGTCCTCGTGGCGTAAAGGCTCCACTCGCTGGATTGAGTTCCGCCTCTATAAAACAGAGAATGGTTCGTATATCCTCTCTCGCATCGGGGTTTCGGTGGTGTTCCATGCAGTCACCTGCCAACTCGTAAAGAGGTATAACCTCATAGAAAAGCGTGTCCAAGAGCTTAAGGAAGACGCACTGCAGTGTGAGGAGTGCTGGCCCTCTACCGAGGTCCCAATGGTGTTCCCCGAGAAAGACCGAACGTGGGCTCAGGTCAGCGAAGACCCCGAGGCGGTGCTTGAGGCTCTTTACAAGTATGACCAAGGTGGGGCAAGATACCTAACAAATGTTGCCCAGCGTTTGCTAGAACATGCATCTAATATTGACGAAAACATTGAAAAGGTCTATAGGATAGAGATGATTCCTTAAACCAGTAGAGAAGGAAAAATGACGACTGAAGGACGAACTGACCTAACCGGAGTGCAATTGCACCTCGTAGATAATGCTGACAAGGCGCAGGAGTTTCTGCGTTGGCTTAGTGAGCGCCGACCCCACAACGCCATTGGTATCGACACCGAGACTGGCGAACTTCCCGGGGGTAGACGCAGTGATGCTTTTTCACCTTGGCATGGTCGTCTTCGGCTAGTGCAGATTGGCGACTCTCAACAGGGGTGGTCTATCCCTTGGGATGAGTGGTCTGGTGTCTTCTATGAAGCCATGGAGCGCTTTAGTGGGCCGATTGTCTGCCACAACATTGCCTTTGAAGCTCGCTGGTTCGATGTTCAATCTCGGTGGAAAATCCCGTGGGAGCGTGCCCACGACACCATGATTATGGCGCACATCATTGACCCCCTTGGGTCTGGTGCGCTCAAGACTCTGGCTTCCCAGCACATCGACCCCATGGCTGCTCGTCTTCAGGATGGTCTCGATGCGGGCCTAGCGACCAACGGATGGACTTGGGGTACTGTTCCCATCGACTACAAGCCTTACTGGTCTTACGGCGCTCTCGACCCCGTTATCACTATGCGTCTATGGGAGATGTTTTATGAAAAGTGCGGTCCTCAAGGGGCATACCACCGTGCTTATGAGCTTGAGATGGGGACACGAAAGATTGTAACTCGAATGGAGCTCAACGGTGCTCGTGTAGACCTCGACTACTCCAAGAAGAAATACGAAGAACTCATCGACTACACCGAGAAGGTGAAGTTGTGGGCGTACAACAAGTACAACACTTCTATTACAAGCAACGTTCAGTTATCCAGTCTTTTGGTCAACCTAGGTGCCGAGATTACGGAGTTCACCCCATCAGGTCAGCGGTCTGCTAACAAGGACCAACTAAAAAAGTTGGTCATCGACGGAAATGACGAAGTTCGCCATTTAGCTGAAACAGTCCTTCAGCAGAGAAAAGCAGACAAGCTAGCCACTACCTACTTTCTCAGTTTTATGGAGAAAAACGTTAATGGGCTGCTACACCCTTCCGTAAAAACTCTCGGCGCTCGTACTTCTCGTATGTCCATCACTAACCCCGCTCTGCAGACTCTTCCCAAGGATGATGAGACCGTGCGTCGAGCCTTTATTCCTAAAGACGACGACCACGTAATTATTACCTCAGACCTTGACCAAGTTGAGTTCCGCATGTTTGCCTCTCTGTCAAAAGATGAGAACCTCATCAGCCTGTTCCACCGAGCAGACGCCGAGGGCTCTGACCCCTTCACCGAAATTGGTCGTCAGGTGTACCAAGACCCGACAATGCAAAAGTCCGACAAGCGACGCAATCTCATCAAAGGAGTTGTCTACGGTCGTCTTTACGGTGCTGGTGTCACTAAGCAGGCTCTGACTGCTGGTGTCCCCGAAGGTCAGATGCGTGCTGTTTCTGATTCTTTTGATGTGAACTACCCCGGCATGAGTAGGTTTCAAAAAGAAGTAGACAACCTAGGGCAGCAGCGGTTTCGCTCTGAGGGACAGGGCTACATCCACACTTGGACTGGTCGGCGTATCCCCTGCGACGAAGACCGCACCTATACTTTGGTTAATTACTTGATTCAGGGCGGCGCAGCCGAAGTGTTTAAGAGCAATCTGATTAGGCTAGACCAAGCAGACCTAACTGACTATCTCATCGTCCCAGTGCATGATGAGATTGTCCTACAGGCTCCTCGCAGTGAGGCCGAAGAGATTAAACAACTTGTAAAGCAATGTATGACCACCACCGAAGGCTGGGCCGTCCCTCTCACAGCCGATGCCGACGGCCCTTTAGAGAATTGGGGAGCGAAATACTGACATGGTACTTTTTGTGATGTCAATTGACCCCGGAAAAACCACAGGGTACGCCTTGCTGGCCTACGAGCCGTCAGACAACACCGTGGATGTAAAAGAAACCGCTGAGCTGACCCCCGAGGAGTTCGGGGAGAAAGTAGAGCAGGTTCTAAGAGACGAGTCTGTCAACTGCAGGTTGTTGGTGTGTTGCGAGAGCTTCATCATCAATGCTCAGACAGTCCGGAACTCTCAAGCCCCCTACTCGCTAGAACAAATCGGAGTCCTTAAATACCTCTGCTACAGCAATGGCTACGACCCTGCCAAAATAGCCTTCCAAGCCCCTGTAAACGCTAAAAACATGTTTCCTAACCCCGTACTCAAGCAATTGGGAACGTGGCACAGAGGGGGCGCTGGGCACGCTAACGATGCCATTCGGCATGGTTTGCTAAGATTGGTTAAAGATGGGTGGGTTCCTAGAGCCCTCCTTGAAGATACCTAACAGAAAAAACCAAAAAATCTCGCATAATTTGTTAGGCATGTGCTACACTGAAAAAAGACGTAACGACGGAAGGAAGAAAAATGCCGGTGGCGGTAGACCTTGACAGCGACAAGTCACATATAAGGATTAACTGCGACTGGCGGTACAAAGAACTCTGCAAGAGCATCCCCGGGTCATCTTGGTCCACTAAAGAACAGGTCTGGAGGGTCCCCCTGTCATGGGCAAGTTGCCTTGCCCTTCGCTCGACTTTCACCGCTGACCTTGAGATTGGTCCGGAGCTTACCGACTGGGCGACAAAGTACTACAGCAATGTCGTGGAGCCCTCCACAGCTCTCAGGGAACTTGAGGAGTACGAAGGAGACGAGGATTTATTCCCGCACCAGCGTGCAGGTGTTGCGTACCTCGCAACAATAAAGCGGTCTTTATTAGCAGATGAACCCGGCCTAGGTAAAACCGCTCAGGCCATCCGTGCCCTTAAACGTTTGAAGGAGCAGGGTGAAGATGTCTTCCCCGCTCTCATTGTCTGCCCAAACACGCTAAAAAGCAACTGGGCACGAGAGTTTGACAGGTGGTGGCCCGAGGTAACCACTCAGGCAATCAAGGGAACATCAGCAAAACGAAAAAAACAATTCGAGACAGCGGTAGAGAGCAACGTTGATGTCATCATTATTAACTGGGAGTCTTTGCGTACCCACTCCCGATTGGCTCCCTATGGCTCAGTCGCCCTGACCCGGTGCTCAGAGTGTGGAGGACATGACGAAGGGGTTAGCACTAACCGATGCGAAGTCCATATCCGGGAACTTAACGAGATTAGTTTCAAGGCCGTAGTTGCAGATGAAATTCACCGCTCTAAGGACCCAAAGTCTAAGCAAACTCGTGCGCTTTGGTCAGCGACGGGTGATGCAGAAATTCGTTTTGCGCTCACGGGTACGCCGATAGCCAACAACGTTGTTGACCTCTGGAGCATCCTGCACTGGATTAGTCCCAAGGATTGGCCCAGTAAAACCAAGTGGATTGACCGAATGATTGACACTATGCTCAATGCTTTCGGTGGCATGTTGGTCATCGGGGTCAAACCCCACATGCAAGATGAATTCTATCGAAGCATCAACCCCCACATGCGTCGGATGCTCAAGCAAAAAGTGCTTCCATGGTTGCCAGAGCAAATTCACGAACGTCGTGATATTGAGATGTCTACAAAGCAGAAGAAGGCTTACGAACAGATGCGTGACCTTATGCTCACAGAGTTGGAGTCTGGCGACATTCTCATGGCCCCAAGCATCCTCACTCAAACAACTCGTCTAATTCAATTTGCAAACTCTTACGCAACCGTAGAGACAAACCCAACCACCGGAGAACTCAAGGCTGTTCTTGCAGAGCCGTCTTGCAAAGTTGACGCTCTCATGGCTGACATTAAAAGCGGGGACTTTGGTGACGACTCCGTGGCAGTCTGTGCCGTATCACGGCAACTCATTGAGTTACTAAGCGCTGCTATGACCAAGAACAAAATAGAACACGGTCTAATTACTGGAGCGCAAACAGAGGACGAGCGACAAAAGGCTATTGACGACTTCCAGAGCGGTGTGACAAAATGGATTCTATTCACTGCTCAAGCGGGAGGTGTCGGTGTGACTTTGACTGCTGCTCGTCGTTTGGTGATGCTTCAACGTCCGTGGTCTCTCGTAGACCACAAACAGGCGGTAGACCGAGTGCATCGTATTGGCTCTGAGATTCACGATTCCGTCATCATCACGGACTATGTAACCGAGGGGACCATAGAAGAACGTGTTCTGCAGGTTCTGGAAACCAAAGCAGACAACTTTGAACAGGTTGTTCGTGATAAAGACCAACTACTTTCCATCCTAAAGGCAGACAAGGCAGGTAAATAATGAGCGGTGTTGTACGACTTTCTAACTCTGAGCTTCAAACGTTCAAAGACTGCAGGCGCAAGTGGTGGTTGCAGTACTACCGACGGCTTCAACCAAAGTACAAAAATGTGACTGGTGCTTTGGCTCTTGGTAGCCGAGTCCACGAGGCGCTAGACCAGTACTACTCAGCAGGAGTTCCTCTCCTCGAAGCACATACCAAACTTATTAACTCCGAGAAGGCCCTACTTCTAGAAGAGTCCAAGGATGTTTCAGAACTTGAGAAAGAAGCCGAACTAGGGCACATCATGCTTGACGGCTACCTTCAGTGGGTCGAAGAAAACGGAATTGACGCCGAGCTTGAGATTATCTCAACGGAAGAGCAAATCACCGCTCCTCTTTTTAATGGAGATGTAGAGCTCACGGGGAAGCTAGACATGCGTGTTCGTCGAAAGCTAGACGGGGCTCGAATGTTTCGTGACTTCAAAACTGTTGGCGGTTCACTGAGCGACTTTGCCAACCTTGCTCCAATGAACGAGCAGATTATGACTTACATGCTTCTCGAATCTACAAAAGAAGACGAGAAAAATCGTTCTGACGGTGGCATATTTACCATGCTCAAAAAGGTAAAGCGCACCGCCAACGCACGGCCCCCTTTCTACGAACAGATTGAGGTCCGGCACAACGTCTTCACCTTGAGGTCCTTCTGGGACCGTATCCATGGCACTATTGCTGACCTAATGCGGGTTCGCAAGGCTTTGGACGAGGGGGAGAGCCCAGCGTTCCATGCGTACCCACGGCCCAGTCGTGATTGCAAGTGGAAGTGCCCTTTTTTCAACGTCTGCACATTAGTTGACGATGGAAGTGCGGCTGAGCAAGCAATTAGCGAGATGTTCGAGCAGGCAGACCCATACGCCTACTATGGAACACAAGAAACAAAAGGAAGCGAGTGACGAATGAGTGAAATTCAAAGGTCTTTGACCCTTATGGTTTACGGTGAGTCAAAGGTGGGTAAATCCTCCTTCGCCGTAACAGCTCCTTATCCGAGACTCATGCTCGATGTTGAAGGTGGACACAGATTCCTTCCTATTAACATCAAGTACTGGGACCCGCTTAGGGAGGAGCCTCCTGTTGCCGACGGCACTTGGGATACTGTTGTTGTTACGGTGCGTAACTATGACACAGTGCTTAAGACCTACCAATGGCTGCAGGCTGGCAAGCATCAGTTCAAGTCCTTGATTATTGACTCCATATCGGAGTTACAGGTCAAGTGCATGGACAGCATTGCAGGTAACGAGCAAATGAAAATGCAACAGTGGGGCGAACTTCTTCGCCACATGGGTGGCCTTCTTCGTGACCTCCGTGACCTCACAATGCACCCGACCACACCGCTTGAGGCAGTTGTTCTCACGGCGATGTCTCGGGTGACTCAGGACGGGAAGCACCGTCCTTACCTACAGGGACAACTTGCAATTCAGGCACCGTACTTCTACGACATTCTTGGTGCCCTGACTATCGAGAACTTCCCCAACGAAGACCCACTTCAGCCCCCGCACAAAGTTCGTCGTATGTATGTCGAGCGCACAGCGGACTATGAGGCGGGAGAGCGAGTTCAGGGAAGACTGGGCTCTATCGTAGAACAGCAGAACCTCAGCATAGAGGTAATGCTGGACACCATTTTTGGTCCGAGGCAGAGTACTCAGACTGAGAGTAAAAACAACAAGAATAATAAGGAAGAGGTATCAGCATGAGCACTCTCAACTGGTCCGACCTCATCAAAGATGCAGGCGAGTCCACTAGCAATTATGACCCACTCCCAGACGGTGACTATGAACTTGTAGTCGTCGAAGGAGTCGCTAAGGTCACCCAATCGGGTAAAACCATGTTTAGCGTAAAGACGCAGGTTGAGGCTGGTCCTCACGCCAAGCGCCTTGTTTGGGATAACCTTGTCATTTCTCCTGACAACCCCACAGCGCTCGGCATCTTCTTCCGTAAGATGTCAGCTATGGGTCTTGGCAAGGAGTTCTTTGACTCTAATCCGACCAACGCTCAGGTTGAGCAGGCTCTTGGTAGCCGCAGGTTCCGTGGTCAAATTGGCTCTCGCACTTACAATGGGCAGAAGCGCAACGAAATCAAGAACTACTACCCCGCACAGGCGACTGCTGCTGCTCCTCAGACTGCAGCAGCGTCGACAGCACCTCCAGCGGCTCCAGCGCCGCCCCCCGCCCCAGTTTCGGTTGAGTCGGCTCCAAGCGCAGCACCTGCTGCACCCTTCTAAGCTGTATAGACCCCCTATACACACATAACGAATGACTAGAGGAGCCGTCCAGTTTTCGGATTGGGCGGCTTCTCTGGTTACGAATAGATAAGGACAGATATGAAGGTACTGATTACGGGGTCCACGGCCTCTCAGACCACGCTGGGTAAACCGACTTTTGCAAACTTTCTTTACGAATCTTTAGTTCGTGCTGACGTAGATGTTAAATTTGTCTCTAAGCCATCTATAGATATGTCAATGGAGGAACTTAAGGGATACGACAAAGTTTTAGTGGGGATTGCCCCACCCACAAGTGTCACTGCTTATAAGGTCTATCCAGCGTTTGCTATCGGTTACAGAGCATGGAAGCTCGGAAATCTTGAGATGTTTATTGATTCTCCAGAACCACACAAACTTCAAGCATCTATTAATTCTTGTCGAACACAAAAAACAGACCTGACAAAAGAGTTCTTCAGCAGGAGAAAAAACTATTCGGACTTCGTATCGAGTAATCAGCTTCAAAACGAAGTTAATGGTTTTATAGCATTTCTATTTGGCAGGAAGTGGCCTAACACCTACTACCCCGCTTTCCCTTGGTCAAAAAACACAACCGTCTACCAAGACAGCTTGGTTTTGGGGAAACACAGCCTTATCCCACTTGTTCCAGATAGTTGGCTGTTTTCCAAGAACTATGTCAGCACAGAAAACGCTACGCAGAGTAGATACTGGACAGCTGATGTAACCAACACGGTTTGGTTCAGGGGAGTCCGAGAGCAGCTAACCCAAGAGGTTTTTTCGGCCCAGAGTAAAAGGTCGGAAACAGAGCAAGATGTTATTGACAGAGTTCGAGGCTCTATCGGCTCTCTAGTTTCGGTCTATCGGCAAGGACAACCTTGGTGGTCTCCGCTACTGGCTCAATCGCTCAGCATGGATGTTCCGGTTATTACGGATTGGAGGCATACCAGTTACATGGGAGCCGAGTGGTCTTACTTAGCGACTTCTGTCGAAGAGATGAGCCATACCGAAAGATATGAACTAGCTTCTTTCCAAAAAGAAAGTTATATAAATAATATCCCCTCATGGGACGAAGTGTCCGGAGAATTACGAGGGATTCTGAGTGGAGAAATTATTGTTTCTTCCTCTAGTCCTTTACTTCCGTAGTCGCAGCAAGTAAAATCAAAGAAGAGTCGGAGAAGAAGGGAGCCAAAATGAGTAGTTTTGATATAAAATGGATTAAAGAGCAACTGCAGGCAGCTCGTGTGAGAAAACCTGTGGGAGACGCAACTATGAAACTTATTGAGACTTTTGACGAGATGAAGCTGTCTGACGAACACCGTAAGAAGGCAGTCGAAATGTTCTCTAAACTGGCCCTAGGACATGCTTTTGTAAAGGATAAGAAAGGCGAGGTCTGGGCACCAGCACGACCCGGCGATATTCGAGTATCAGAAATTGTCCGTATCAAAGCCGATGCTTTTTCCGGAGAAGTCGGGACTATGCACAACGGAAGACGAGGCATTGTGGTCGGTGTTCGTTATGGTGATGTTATTATCAAAAGCAACGACGACAAGGCTCCTCAACTGGACGGAGCGCACTACCCGCCTGATAAATTGGAAAAATTGGTTAAGGCATGACGACAACAACAACCATAAAATTTGTTGTTCATGGGGATAGTTACGAGGAACTCAAGACTAAAGCAGATATTGCTATCTCAAAGTTTCTTGGAGTTAGTGATAATAATGATGATGAAGGCGAAGAGCTTGACCTTGATGAGGAAGACTACGAACCTGAGCATCTAAACCAGAAAATTGACTACGAGTTGTTGGTAACAGAAAACGAAGACATCTCTAGTGACCATCAATACACAGCAGAGGTGATTGCGAAGGTAAAAGATGTCAAAAGATGAGGAAGCAGCACCGCAGAGCGAGGAGCAAGTTCTTCTTAGGGTAGAAGCCCTACGAGAAGCGGCACGAATTATCACGGGAGACCGTGATGTTCAGTATGGCGGACCAGAAGATAATTTAACAAGGATTGCAAAAATCTGGTCTGTCCTCTTCGAGCGAGAGATTACAGCCGAAGAAGTTGCCATGGCAATGGTAGGCGTGAAACTTGCTCGATTTGTTTCCAAGTCGGGGTTCCAATCAGACACTTGGATTGACATTGCCGGCTATGCCGGTTGCGGTTATGAAGTAGGGAAGCTAGCGACGGGAGAATAGGTTTTCAATGAGAAAAATGCCGTGGGATTTTGATGAACCTAGATGTCGAGAAGTTGGGGTAGAACTCTTTTTTACTAAAGATACTGATGACCCAGAGAAAGCTAATCTCCCGCCCTACTACTATAAAGAAGCGAAGAAAATCTGCAAAACATGCGTTCATCAAAGTGATTGCTCACTTTGGGGACTTGAGAATGAGGTGCACGGCATGTGGGGAGGGTTGACCCCCAGAGAGCGAATGTACCTACGTAAAAAAGGCGACACCAAGTTTGTAGGGAAAATCCCGTCTACGCCAAGCAGGTAGAATACAGGTATGAGCTCAGAGCGGGTTATGGCACCACTGCCAACATGTGAAGCATGTTGGCTTAAAGACCACACGCAGTGGGAACCTGAGAGCTGCGACGACGACGGGAGCATTCTTATGCGTCTCAGAGGGGTAGACATACCTCAAAAATACAATACTCAAACCGTTGAGGTTTGCTCTCAGTGCGGAAAAATTACCATTTCTGGAATCTTTGAACTTCGTGACCCAGAGGCAGACGCCTACACTAATCAAAAAATTTCAACAATGAGCTCAAACACAGAGGCTCATTACGAGCTAGAATCCCCCGAGGAAGACTAGTCAAAGTGAAAGATGTCCGCCTAGGGGAGTCCCTATGGTCCCACTGGGAAGGCGAGGGCTACTCCTCGGAGGGCGACTTGGGGCTCGTATATGCCACCCATGACCACGTTGAGTCAGGTAACGAAATAGTCCTTCGTGCCCTAGCTTCGACCCTCCAGAGAGACGGCGTGGTGGATTCGCTAGGAGACGGTTTTAAGGCCCTAGAGGGGGCCCTGTGGTATTTTGGACACTCGGGCTATGTAGATGGAGATACCGAACTGTTTCTCTGTGATAAAGACGGAGAAACTGAGTATGGCGACTATGTAGACGAATCTTTACTAACTACTTGGGTAAAATTATATAAAACTAGTCTAATATCCCTAACTTATAGCGTCTAATCGACTACTATAAGAGTGTGTGGAAACCTACTGACAACCTAAGATGGCAGTCCGATGCTCTATGCTCCAAGCCTCAATCCCGCAAGAGCCAAGAATGGTTTTTCTCGAAGAAAGCTAACGAGCGCACAGAAGCAAAAAACTTATGCTTCTCGTGTCCGGTTCGGGCTCAGTGCCTGCAGTGGGCTCTAGAGCATCGACAGATTTGGGGCATTTGGGGGGGCAAGGATGAGGTTGAGATTCGCCGTGCTCTTTCTGTTTCGTACAAGGGCGAAGAGACCCGAAGACGCAGATTCCCTCATTGTCCCTACTGCAGCGCTCGTCCTTCCAAACTAGAGACTAGTACTCAAGAGTTATCAGGCGGGGGTCGTTGGACCACAGCAAAAATTGTTACTTGCACTGTATGTCACTTTTCGTGGCGTAGTCGAACAAGCGTAAACGCTGTCCACGCCTACCAACAAGAGTGCCAGCAGAGGGGAGAGAAAAAAGAAAAAGAGCGAGAGCGTAGAGCCCGCCTCAGGGCTAAAGAAAAGGCTCGGGCAAAGAGAACTAAGAAGTAAGGCTCGCCGCTGCAGCTTTCTCGCAGAAAACTAGGTTGCTCTTCATTCGTTCGTTATCTGGCTCAATCTCCACTGCATTTCTGGCGTACTCAGCGGCTTTCTCATATTGCCCAAGATTATATGCAGCGATTGCAGCGTAATCCCACGGGGCAGCCCCCCATGACTCGGCCTCACAGAGGTACTCTAGAGGCTTCTCTTTAATCTCTAGAGTGCTCTCAGCAGCGTCTAAACATTGACGCCATTCTTGGCGACCGTAGTACAGCTTGGCTAGGTCTACAAAAGGCTCTCTTCTCCCGGGGGCCTCTTCTATTGCCTTTCTAAACCAATGCTCTGCCTCGGCAGGGAGTGACTTTCCAATAAAACGCATAGAGGCGGCTCTCTCTGGCTTCCAATGGGCTGTAGGGAGCTCTAAATGCCTTTTTAGCTCTGCTGCCGCTTCCATGTATTGACCGTAGAAATAGAGTTCACGCCCGTAGTAGAAAGCGTTACGGTCGTTGTAGGGGTCTTCTTTCACCGAAAGCGCAAGGAGCGGCAGGTATTGAGACCGGCTCTTACTGTTGTCGGGGTGGTGGTGCGTCTCTAAGTCGTCAATCCAGCCCTGCACTTCTTCGATGCCATAGGAGTATATGCACTCATGCACAGGATGCCGCCAACGAAACCCCTTGCGAGCATGGATGTGGTCGTAAGAAAACTCAAGCCCGGGGGTGCCATCTGCGTTCCAAGACCAAATGTGCTTGTAACGAGGTCTGTTAATTCCTTGTTCCCAAGCTTTGTCTAAGACATTTTTCCATCCCGGGGTGATGATTTCGTCCATGTCAAGGGAGACGCACATATCGATGTCCAGAGGAAGCGCAGCAAGCGCCGCATTACGTGCGTCATCAAATCGCCAAGGACTGACCCGCACATCAACAACATTGATGCCCAACTCACGAGCTCTCTCCACCGTCCCATCTGTAGACCCTGTGTCAGCAATCAGCAGGTAATCTGCATCTTTTGCTGACTCATACCAACGGTCAACAAACTGAAGCTCGTTGAGTGCGATTGTATAGATAGCAGTTTTCATCATTATCTCCTATATCACGCTTGTCGTATTGGTGCTGCTTGCCCAAGGTCTTCTAAAAACTTACCGTGGGGAGTGGAAACATTTAAGTGCTCTTGCTGAACCTCCATCAAAGTCTTGTAGTCATTTTCGATGCTTTCTGGGATTTCGTTATCTTTATAAAGTTGTTTGTATGTCTTAGAATTAATTTTTGAAACTCCCTTTGCAACAGACAACCAACTTTCAAGAAGAAAGATGTCATTTTCAAAGTCCGTATAGCGAGGGAGTCTGTATTCCCACGTTGAAAAAATCTCCCTGAGTTTGGGCGGTGCTTTTGACTCTGCCTGATAGTGCTTCCAGAACTCTGTATCTTCTCTCCCACTCATGTAGTGGAGGTAGATAAAATTGAAGATACTTTCATTAATTTTACAGGAGTACTTGTTGTATTCCTCAATATTTTTTTGGTTTCTGTTTTTAACTAGAGCTATGTCTTTTAGGGCGTGCTTTAGCTGAAGAATGGTGGCCCATATTGATGTGGCTTCAAGTGGCTCTATAAATCCGCTGGACAGACCTACGGCTAGGCAGTTCTTTACCCATGGGGTCTTATAGTACCCCGGTGAGAACTTAAAAGAAGTTTCTCGGGGCCACACGGGTTCTTCACCTAAAAACTCAACAATCTCTGCTTTAGCTTCTTCATCAGTCAAATAGTTAGAATCAAAAACATAGCCGCAACCGTACCTGTGCTGTAGGGGAATCTTCCATGACCAGCCATATTTCATGGCCGTGGATTCCGTATAAGGAGCCAGATTGCTGAGGTCAACCGGCAAAAAATACGGCATCGCTGAGTCAACAGTCAGATATTGAGAGTGGTCTTCCCACTCGCTTTCGTAGAGGCCGCCTATCAACTTTTTTGCAAATCCAGTGCAGTCAATAAAAAAATCGCCTTCAATGCTTTGCCCAGACTCCAACTGCAGAGACTTAATCTCATCATCAGAGTTAGTCGTCTCGCCAACCACCTTCCCCTCTATGCGAGTAATTCCTCTTTCCTCTGTAGCCACTTTCTTAAAGAAATCAGCTAAAGCAATTGCATCAAAGTGAATCGCATAATTTGCATTGTACAAATACTTGAATATCGGGTCAGGGACAAACTGATTTTCATACTCTGGATGTAGATGAAATGGGACTTTGCTTTGTTCGCAGAGTCTGTCTAGGTAGTTATAGTCAGAAAACGATATTCCGGTTGCTTCCCCATATGCAAAAAGCATGGAAGTATCGAAAAGATGTTGATGGTTGTCAAAAGCGTTCAAACCTACTTCGTTACTGGCAGCAAACCCGTGGTAGTAGTAGTCTTCGACTCCCTGCCAATTGACAAACTTAATTCCATTTTTGATGGTTGTGCTTGTTTCTGTAATCAATCTTGATAAAGGGATTTGGATACTCTCTAAAAAGTGAATAAATGGCGGGGTAGTTCCCTCCCCGGCACCTAAGACACCAATCGAGTCTGACTCAACCAGAGTTATCTCTGACGTAGGAGACTTGTAGCGGAGGTAGAGAGCAGAAACCCAACCTGCGGTCCCGCCCCCTACAACAACGAACTTGTATGGTTTTTTCTCTTTCATAGTCACATCGTCTTTCTTATCCAAAATTGATATCCATTGACTAAAACTTCCAATCTTTCCATATGAGTCAAATAGAAAGCGTCAATAGCTGCTTTTGGCTCTCTAGAAATCCCAAGACCAGCAGACCACTGATAATCGTCAAAAGCAATAATCCCCCCAGCGTTTAAGTAATCAAAAGAGTGAACAGCATCTCTCAGAACAGAAGGAGAAGTGTGGTCCCCATCTACGTAGATAAAATCAAAAAATTGCTGATTGTTTTTGAAAAACCAATCGCTGGTTCCTTTGAACTTGACAATTTTTCTTTCTTCACGAGCTTTCTGAGTTTTTGCATCATAGACAGTCTCTACTGAGCCCCAGTTCATTTCGTGGTGTACCGGCTCGTCTGAACCTTCCCACGTATCAACATCAATAAGAACAGAGTCGGGGTGTTTGAGAAGGTGAAAGTACATCCACAGGCTTGCGTCTCCTGTGTAGGCACCAATTTGAAGAGCCCTAATCGGCTTAGAAGAAAGCTCACTTAGGTGGGTATTGAAATTTACTTGCCCGTCTTTGGCGAACCAATTGGGTAGCTGAGTCACTATTTCTCTCAATCTGTCGTGGCAGGACCACTATAACAGCTTGAGTATAACAGTTTGAGAGAGCGTCTGGCTAGATAGCGCTCAAAGCTTTGTGGGTAATTGTCCCGACCATGGATTCGGTGTGAATGCTGCATTGATACCGGTACCCGCTCGTGGCAGCGGTTATCGGTATATTCCAGTACACAGTTCCGGAGGTTTGCTCTTGAGCATTCACATCCACACTTACCGTTCCATCAGTGTCGACATGAATTAATCCGCTCTGGATATTTGAAAACCCTGACCCGGTATCTTCCTGAAGCCTGAATGGGTGACTCGAAAGTCCGCTGAGCTTGAATGCGATAGTTGCCCCACCAAGAACATAAATAGTCGGGTTGTCACCGCTGTAGTGCGAATTGAACTGATAGCCATTTGTCCCGTTTGGCGTAACAACTAATTGAGCGATGGCAGGAAGTGCTGCTTCGTCGTAGCCCTTGTTGGCGTTGGTGGCCTCATCCAACCCAGTGAATGTTGTAGTTCCCGCAGGGCCTGCAACACCCGTGGGACCCGTGGGCCCGGTTGCTCCTAGGCCCCCGGTGGGTCCTGTAACCGTCGAGGCAGCACCTATGGGTCCTGAAGCGCCCGTAGCCCCGGAAGGGCCGGTCGGTCCCTCTGGTCCCGTTGGACCTCCCGATGGACCTGTAGGTCCCACGGCTCCAGTTGCACCCGTTGGACCTCCCGATGGACCTGTAGGTCCTGCAGCCCCCGTGGGCCCAAGAATGGAACCAATGCTAAGGAACTGAGAGGTATCCGTATCCCAGACATACAACTCACCATCTGCTTCTACAACGTAAGCGTCTCCAGCGACACTGCTGCCGGGCAGATTTCCCGTCGTAGCAACCTCTCCCTTAAGGTTTACTGCGGTTCCGTCTTCCCCCTGCGGTCCAGTGGGACCAGTGGCCCCGTCTGCTCCTGTAGGCCCTGCCGAGCCGGTAACGCCTAGTGGACCAGTGGCCCCGTCTGCTCCTGTAGGCCCTGTTGGACCTGTAGGCCCTGTTGGACCTCCACTAGGACCGGTAGTTCCTGTGGGACCAGTGGGTCCATCGGGGCCTGTGACAGATGGACCAGTAGGACCCGTGGGGCCTTGGTCTCCAATGGCTACAGCTTCCCAAGCGCTTGTGGCGCTGTTATAACGTCTAACTACACTCATTAGTCGCCCGTCCTTGTTAGAGTGATTCCAGAAATGCTTCCGAAGAAGTTAGAACTACTTCCGTTTCTGGTAGCCATAGTAAGTCGAATGGGAACAACTCCCGCTTGCGTAAGAGTGATTGATGCGATGGTGTCGTGGGCGGCGGCTGCTGCTGCTGCATAACCATCAATGGTTCCGACATCAGTCCCATCAATGGCCACTGTGTAGATACCACGATTGTTGTCTACGTCGTGAAGGATACTAAAAGTATAAGTTCCCGGTACCACAGAGGCGCTCCATTCAGCGTACTCGTTTTGAGTTCCGGCGCTGGCAACAACCCCACCAAAAGGTTGACTTCCTAGAGTAATCGTCCATACTCCACTGGTTGCGCTTCTCGGGACATAATAAAAAATGTGGCTGTTTGGTTGAAAAACTCCATACCCACCGGCAACATTTGTATCAACCCACACTAAATCTGTGTTAGCTGGAGCAGTCGCTGAGACAACAATGCCGTCATCTCCGGTGGGCCCAGTTGGTCCGGTAGCCCCAAGCTGTCCTGTGGTTCCAGTTGGTCCAGTTGCACCCGTGGAACCTGTGGGTCCCGCAACCGTGCTCTCTGCACCTGTAGGACCCGTGGGACCTGTTGAGCCTGTAGGCCCCGTGGGACCCGTTGGGCCACCTGAGGGACCCGTGGAACCTGTTGGACCAGTAACTGTTGAATCAGCTCCTGTCGGTCCTGAAGGACCCGTGGAACCTGTTGGACCAGTTGGCCCAATAATTGGCCCGGAGTCGACCCACTCTTGATTTAGGTCTGACCAAATGTAGAGGTCTCCTTGGATAAGATATCCGTCACCGATATTTCCCACGGGGGTGTCGGTTTCAAGAAGTGCCAGTGTCGAGTAGCTTCCTAAAATGTTTACACCAGAACCCTGAGGACCGGCTACGCCCTGTACACCTTGAGGACCTACAACCCCCGTGGGGCCTGTTGGACCCGCTCCGATATATGCAAGCTGAGACCAGCCGTTGTTGTTGGTATAGAAATAAACTTCCCCTGTGCTTGGCTTTACCCAAATGTGGCCTACTTCGGGGAACCCGGGTTGGATTTCTTGGTAAAAAACACTATCTACGCCAGCTGTCTCGTAGGCCAAGGACATAGAGAAGTAGACATCTGCGGTGTCTGCTTGGACATAAGCAGTGTCCCCGCTTTGAACGCCAAAACGGAAGGTCTCGTAGCTCTGTCCAGCGTCAACATTTAGATTAGCAGCAAGATAAATACGGCTCGCTTCATCAGCGGTACCTGTCGGTTGAATATAAATTGTTGTCGAAGCAGCAGCAAACTCCGTGTTAGAAGCAATGATAGAAGCCACCCCCGTGGTAGTAACTACAGGCAGGGCAGTAGGCGTGTTGGCTAAGGGGTTGGCAGCCCCGATGCGAGTTACAGCCATTAGACAGCCACCATCACTTTCTTAGAAAATCTATTATCTAGTTTACTACAAATCATCTTTTCCCAATCCCGCTCTTAGGCCACTTCACTTAGGCCAAATGGCCTCTGACCGGACATCGGCATGTAGGCAATCCTGTTTGGTCCGCCATAAACGCTGTTTGTGGTTGCGTAGTCATCATTTAGCCCAGTGGTGTGCATGATAGTGGTAGAATTGCCTTGCATCCACCCAACAACCTGAGTCGGACTCCAATCTCGGTGAGCCTGCAGAAGAAGAGCGCACATTCCGGCGATTTGAGGGGCTGCCATAGAAGTACCACTTAGAGTCTCTTGCTTATACCCAGCATTTAAGTGATAGCTGTAGCTAGACGAGTCAACATTAGTTGTGCTCATTGCACTCACAACTCTGTCTCCGGCTGCGTAGATGTTTACTGCAGGACCAGCGTCACTGTAGACAGACTTTGCTTCTACACCACCAATAAAATTGGTCCCGATGGCCCCTACCTCAAACCCGGGGTTTGTCCCGACGTTTGGAGAAGACCCACGATGATAATAAGAATCTGAAAGGCCAGTTGCGGTGATGTAGTTATTGTAATCAGGACCGCTAGACGTATCTTGCTTTAGGCCACTATTACCAGCGGCATTGCAAACAATTATGCCTGCACTAATCATTGTGCTTATATCCGCATCTACCGAAGCCACTCTTTGGTTAAAAGCGTAAAGAGCGGCACTCGTCTGCTGGCCAGTCAGACCTTTAGATGGGTCCTTCGTGGTGTCTGAGTGCGAGGTTCCTCTATAGGAACCACCAGTAACCGGATAATAAGTGGACTCGTTGTAAGTCAGCTCGTCTGTATTTTCGTCCCAATAAACAACGTAAGACCAGCTGTTAACAACAACAGTCGGGTTTCCATTTACTTTGCTGTTGTGCCACCCAGTAATGCAGTCATACGCATCTGCGGCACTTATCCCCGAAACTGGGTCTGTACTTCCTTCAAGACCAGCTAGTTTTATAAAGTACATGTTTGCATTTTTTGCCCAGCCGAAAGTTTTACCCGCAACGGTGCCAGCTACGTGGGTTCCGTGCCCGTCATAGTCAACGTAAAAACCAGAAGGCATACTGCCTGAAACTCCACTCGCTGTGTACCAATCAATCTGATTCACACGGGTAGTTCCGTTAGCATCCTCAAACTCTGGGTGGTCTGCCTGAACACCACTGTCAACAATTACAACATCTACACCAGCTCCATCGAGAACGTAGTCGTAGGTTCCCCCGGGGTCAGAATTCGACGTTCCAAAATTGTTTGTTGAACTGATATGACGAAGAAGCCCCCAGTTCTGCTTCTCACCAGTCTGACTAGTCAACTTGTTAAAGTTTCCATCAAGAAAAGCAAGTTTACGCATGGGGATATCAGAAACATTTTCTACAGCCTCAACACGAGAGTCGTTTCTTAGCTTTTCAGCCTCTTCGTCTGTGAGAAGGTAGACAGTGTTGCGAGGATTTTTTAGTCTTTCGTTAGCCACCTCAACGGGACGGGTAGGAATTGTCTCGGGGGTCGGTGCATCAGTGAGTAAATCGTTCCAGATGGAGTCTGTTGTCTCCATATCTGGTGCGGTTACCGTGTACTCTTTTCTCTCATCCGACATTACTGAACCACCGCACGGTCGCTCACCCTCCGCCAGCTAGAGCCATCATAAAAAGCTAGCGTTGCACCGTCGGTCTCGTCAGTGCAGTAAACAATAGAACCAACACTAGACACAAGAGAGCCCAACTGAGATACTGTCTTGTTGACTAGCTTCATTGGGGCATCATTAATAATTTCATCAACCGGGTCGAGCGTGATGGTCGTTGGGGATGTCAAACTGTACGTTCCAGTTAGGCTCGACGGAGCGTTGATTGAATCAGTCTCAATCGCAGTTACAGATAGAACCTCTGTACTGGCGTTGTATATAATTCCAGAGCTGGTTTTGCCACCAATTGTTCCTGTAGCATCTTCGTAAAGACCAACAAAAGTTGTTGCATCTGTTGTGTTGGAGACATCAATAGCACCTCCACCCGGGCCGGTCGCACCCGTGGGACCTGTGGGCCCAGTGGGGCCGCCAGAAGGTCCTGTTGGTCCAAGAGGGCCCGTTGGTCCAGTCACTTCTGCGCCAGTTGGACCTGTAGGGCCTGCATCCCCTGCGGGGCCAGTCGGACCAGTTGCACCGTCCCCGGTGCCAGTCCCCACAAGTTCCCACTCGGTACCTGTCAGAACTTCTAGTGCGCTGTATTCGGTATTAAAACGAATATACCCAAGTTCGGCGTCAATGCGTCGGTCTGCGGTATCTCCAATATCTAAGTAGAGAGTGTTGTTCACACCACGAATGACTTTATTTGTAAAGGTGAGAGAGAGGTCTCCTTGACCAATTGCATCGTCTTGAAGAATCCCGTAAGCACTAAAGGAAACCGTAGGCTGAGAGGACCTAACAAACAGACCATCACCCGGATTTACAGCAAACCTGAAGGTCTCAAAGCTCTGCCCAAGACCAACGTCTAAGTTGTTTGCAAGATAGACGTAAGAACCCTCTGTTGATGCCCCTGAAGGGACAACGAAGATAGCCACCCTAGGGATTGGCGTTGCTGAAGGCGATATGTTGGTGACAATAACGGACACCAAATGGCTGCCCGTGAATGTAACCATGCCTGTGTTGACATTTGCCGCCGGCCTTGTCGCAGCAAGTCTCTGAATAGCCATCTGCGTCTCCCCTTACGCCTGTGCCTCGCCCCATGACAGTTTCGCTGAGGCCAATGTTTCTTGACCAGTCAGACGAGCAACCGCCACGGTGAGGATGTCGGGTCCATCTGGGAACACCGAGTCACCTCCGAGGATAGAGTTTGAGAGCTCAAACAGGTCGCCCACATCGACTGAAGTCGTCTGCTCTTCCCCGCTCTGGCCAGATGCCTTAAAGTTGTACACCTGAATACCGCCGGAGATGGTGTCATTCGATGTGTGCTCTACAACTTGGACCAACGATGGTGACTCCACACCGATAAAGTTCAAGTTATTGAGTCGTCCATTCAGAAGAATCTTCACATCAATCAACTCGTTGGTCTGAACACCAATCTCCTGCAGACGAAGCTGCATTCGGTTGATAACATCTCGGTCACCCAAAGCACCCGTAAGACCCTCGGAAACCGATGGGCTTAGTCGCATGGAAATGAGTGGCTGATAGTTGGCACCGGATGTGTTGTTAAACGAGCCTAGCGGAGATATCTTGTAAGTAGACTGCGAGTTTCCGGTGCTGTAGAAGTTAATCATGTTCCGCTGGAAGAACGAGTTCTGCGGATTAGCGATGGCAGTAGAAGTGCGTTGGTAGCTGTATTGGTAGTACCTAAATGTGTTGGCATCAACAATCTGGGAAACCCTTGCCACTCCAACATAAGCAAGATAGTTCGTATACTGCGAACTGATATTAATAAGTACGTAGTCGTCCACCGACAACCCGTGACTGCCGTTTGTATCCACAGTCACTCGATAGTTTGACTTTGTGATATTCGTAATAGGAACTTCAGTTCTCGTAGCATCAGCTTGGGTTAATGTCAGAGAAATGTTATTCTCATCAACTTTTTTAATGTAATACGTGCTCTCGTTGATTAGGTAATTATACGGATGATACGCAGAGACGAATTCAGTTCTTGGGTTCTGGTTATTGTTCTGAGGAAGACCGTTTGAACCAAGACCCACGAATTGAACAGCATCACCATCAGAGAAACCATGCGACGGGATGTTGACAATATCAGAGAGAGTGCTTATGGCATTAGTGCCAAATGTTTTGGAGGTTGTACCGCCAATGTTGAGGGTCTGACTTGACTTAGTGAACAAGTACGCCTTGTCGTCGTCGAACTCACCGTCCATGATGACCGAGGTACCCCAGTGGAACAGCGACGGGATGTACGTCGGATTCGCAAAGGTTGTTACTTCGTAGCGGGCTGGCAGGTTACCAGAGCGGAAATAAGACTCAAACAATTTGTTATTGTGGGTGAACTCATGTATGTACTTAACTTGACCCTCAACGGTTTTGAAACCAAATCGAATCTTACCAGCACCGTACCACGAGTAGTCCATATAAATCATTTGAATCTTGGATAGGTCAAGGTTGTAGCCAGTCGGACCAGTTCCGTTACAGGGGTCAATACTCCAGTTTTCCTGAGGAATCTTGGTGTCAACAGTCAACGTACCGATAATTCCTGTTTTAGCAGGAGTAAACGAGTGGACTGTTGTAGTCCCCTGAGAAGAAAGACTTACCGTAACTCCTGCGTCTGGGGCTGCCTTCAGCTTAAAGGTGTTGCTTGTCACAACCTGAACGTAGTAAGTACGTCCATTTACCAAACCGCTAATCGGCGTACCATCAATCGAGTTATATACGATTGGCAAGTCTTGCGTGTAGCCGTGGCTCAGAATAGTAAATGTGTCTGTAGCTGTGTCGACAACAGTAGTTGGATTAAACTCACGCTCATTACCAGAAGAACCCTTGTACTCAGGTTTAATTGTGAGACGAGTATTCGACTCAATATCGGCAATGCGGTATGTTTGGCCTCGGAGGACAATGTATTGTCCAGCAGTAAGCTGCGTGGTAAACGCTGTGTTAGTCCCAAAAACCTTTTCGGAGCCATGCAAAGCGGAGAACGTTCCAGCAATCTGTTGTGTCGAGGAACGACGAACTGCGTAGAGCTTTTGACCGTCGAATTCGTAGAACATACCGTTCTGGAAGTCAAACATACCAGCACGAATTGCTCCATTAGACCAAGCGTCAACGTGAAGTCTTGGGTACCCGTAAACTACGGGCTCTACGATGGCCTGCGAAGCGATAACAGTAAGGTTGAATGAGTCAACAACAGTGACTTGGAAATTCCCATTGTAAACGGGGCTATCCACACCGTACTGGTCTTTAGCATCGTCAATTCTAATGAATAGACCGTTTATAAGACCGTGTGGACGACGAGTACGGACCTGAATAACGCTTGAACTTCCCACTCGGTACATCGTCTCGATGTCGATGCTGGGCTTGAAGTTTACAGCCGCCGAGGTCTGGATACCTTTACCAGACTGGTAACGGAAGTATTTACGGGTCTGACGGACAATCGAGCCATACCAAGTATCAGCACCAGTAGACATCTCGACACCACCGTCGAACGGACGGTGCAGCGAGTACCCCTGAGGACGGACATAGACAAAGGTGGGGTACGAGTAAGAAAGATTGTCATAGGCAGTTGTGTACGGACGAGTTACAGTGACCTGCTCATCCGAACCGAGAGCAGCAATAATACGGATGATGGGAGCAGCGGGTGTAAGGTGGTTGAGATACAACTGGTCGCCAGAACCTTGAGTAGCAATATCAATAGCATTGGTGTCCGCTAATGCATCCTCATAGGTTGGGTGCAGTTTGACAAAATTACTGCTTGTTGTTGTTACGGTGGCGGTGACAGCAAGGTTTGCGATGTTTGCGCCAGTTGAGTTGTACTCAAAGGTTGTAGTTGAGGGAACCGCTATAATTGTGTGGGTTCCATTAAACACCTCTGGGAAAATACCAGTAATGTCTGCAATTGTCACAGTGTTGCCGGGCTGCAGATTGTGAGCAACGCTTGTTGTAACTCGAACAACATTTGTTGTCCGGTAACGAGAAGTGATTGGGCGAACAGCCGAATCCAGAATACGACTAGCATAGTAGTAGCGGTCATTAACAAGTGGTGCCGGAGCTACACCAGCCAGCCCCTCTTTAATTGCTAGAGCGCCATACTCTTGATTCTCTACTGCAAGCGTAAAGCTTTCGGCTGCTATATAGCGGAACTCAAAAGTAGCAGGATTGACGTAGTTAATAATAAAGGTTCCTTCAAAGTCTTCTTTATCATCGCTACTAAGTCCTGAAATGGTGACTTCATCGCCAATACTAAACCCATGTGTTTCGCTAGTGTAGATGTAACGAGTTGTTCCTGAGCTTAAAATTCGAGAAATTCCAAGGCGACGACCGCCAGTGCCAGCATTAAATAGTACAGATTCTCCCGTTACGAACGGGTGATTAGCAGTCAAGATTTCGTCGGATGAAGTGTCAACATCTGATGCTTCAAAATACGACTTCGACTCAGTGTCCTGCGGGAAGAGACGGAATACGTCGCCAACCTTTAGTATCTTGGAGAAGTTTGTACCAGAGCCGTTTACCAAAACTGAATCAACTTCGGTGCTTACGGTTCCTGTACCAGTAATTTGGCCGTTGATTTGAGATGACGTAAGCAGATGCTCGGACCCAGCTCCAATTGTCAAAACGTGCAACGGAACACCAGAAGAAGCACGTTCTGCTGTGTCGGAAATCTGTAAGAAGTCCTTGTTCACAGCAATTACGTAGTAATCTGTGCCTTCAGTCAAGCCACCAAGAACTGTCCCGCCATTTGCGCTGTATGTGACCTTAGTCCCAGTTAAGAAACCATGAGACTGAACTTTAATAACATTTTTCTCTAGGTCAAGAGTAAATTGTGGGTCAAAGGATTTGACAATTTGTGGAACAGAGCCGTTAGCAGTTACCTCAAACGTTTTAGAAGTTGGAACACTGCTGATGGTGTATGTACCGTCAGGAGTTCTAATCAAAGACTTCAATGTATGGTTGCCAGTCGGGGTTGTAGCTGCTGTTAAGTCAACAGCCACACCAGCCGTTGCGTTGGATATAGAAGTAGCCAACTTCAGCGTGTTTCCATCAATTGGAATAATGTAATACGGAGTAGCAGTCGTTAGACCACCAATCGCTACTCCACCGCCAGTGTCGTACTCAACCAATTCTGCAAGAGAGAACCCGTGGTTGGGAATTGTGAGTGTGTCGTTTTCTATACTGACAGACTTGTTGATTATGGAGTGGTTACCGACACCAACACCTTCGATATCTGCAATCTTCGTAAAGCCTGCGTCTTCAGACAGTCGAATTGTGTTGTCGTCGACTTTCTGAACGTAGTACGTGTCACGGTTTTTTAGCCCCGGGATTCCAGTGTCAGTAACCATAATGCCGTTATATCCGTCGTTTGCTGTTTCCACGAGGTCGACATATGCAGGGATGTTGTATCCAGAGCTGTCATAGCTGTTAAGCCTTAGTGTTCCTGTGCTTACTGCAAAGGGAACTCGGTCTAGCACACAAGTTCCGGTTACTGCAGCGGCAGAAATTGCTCCGTCCCCCCCAGTGGGGTCAGTAAACTGAATCCTGTTGGTGGCGGGTACAGCAGTGATGATATGGGTGCCGTTAAAAGATTCAATGTTGGCCCCAGTAATATTTGAGATTACCACCGTGTCGCCCACTTGGAAATTATGAGTTGTGTTCAAAGTTACATCGCACACGGTCGAAGCTCTGTTCCTGTTTGTAACAGTGAACCCCGTGACGTTGGCTGCGGTAGGCCTTGTCAACGTAAAGTGGGTGTCGTCAACAGCGCTAGCTACCTGAAATGCTCCGTTAAAAACTCCAGTGTTTGTCCCGGTCATGCTGGCAATGTTTACAGTCATGCCAATATCAAAACCATGCTCAAACTCAGTCGTAATCTGAATGAGGTTATGGGACAGCATTTCTCGACCAGCAACAGCAAAGGTGAACAGCGGTTCGTTAATTGCACGAATCTGGCGGCTCGCAAACATTAGGCCATCGACGTTCAACTGTGCGATTGCTCCCGTGTTGGGGCTAGTCCACTCTACTTCATAAGTGCTAGGTACGGCAGTAATCTGCCATTCGCCATTGAACTCTGCTGCCTGAACGCCGGTCATATTTGAAATGCGAACATACTCGCCAACCGCCATTTGGTGGACACCATCGAAGCGCATCCTCACAACGTTGCCGTCACGGCGACGCCAATTGAGGCCGACGTTGTAGACATCATCAATGTAGTACGCACGGCGTATACGACCAGAGACAACGCCAGCTTCTTCTGCCGTAGTGGTTATGTTTGATGTTCCATCTGTCGCAATTACCGTGTCGTAGTAAAAAGTATTTGCGTTGGTGACACCGGCTACAACCCAGTCCCCCTCGAACTCGGCTTCGTTGCCGGCACCATCATCAAAGTTGTATAGCCGGAAACGGAAGTTGGTGCTCATGCGGTGGGGGTTGTCTGTAGTGATGTATCGTCTGAGACCCGTACTTGTACGGTTAATAATATTACACTCTGCCGACCACAGTTTGTCAGTTTGACCGGTGAAGTCACGCATATTAAAGTATGCTGCACCTTCCCAACCGTGGGGTTCGGTGAGGTTAATCCAAATATCGTTCCACTGATTAACGTTACCTACAGCGTCACCGAATCGAATGCTTTCGATTCCTATAGATACCGGGGAATCGAGTTGGGAGTAGAACTGGTCTCCATTAATAATCTCACTGACGTAGAACTGTCGGTTGAACACATTACGGAAGCGGTCTTCCATGCTGTTAACTGTAATGCGGTCGCCAACCACACGGTCATGCTGATAGTCGAGGTTGAAGAACACACGGGTTCTGCGGGTGAGTTGGCGTGTTTCAATATAGCCACCACGCTTAGAAACATAGCCACTGACATCAAGTTCTTCGGGCTGAGTTACGCCTGCGTTAGTGTGGTAGAACCTAAGTCGGGTACGAGCACCGTTAATCCCTGTTTCAATGTTGTCAATACGAGCAAAGCTGTAAACGGTTGCGTAGACATCATCCGGAAGCTGAAAATATGGGATTGTAATGTTCTCGTCATCACCGTATGGAGCCGTGCCAGAGTTGTAGTAGAAACCATATTGACTACTGGTATCTCCCAAAGCATTGGGAGTCCATGTGGCACCAGTCATAAAAAACTCGCCGTTAAAATAATCGCCGTATTGTGCGGTTGGGATTCCCTCAATCTTGATGAGGTACCCGGCGGCGTGGTAGTGGGGGCGGTCACAGTAGAAATAGCGGCTACGACCACTGGATTGAAGCCCACGAATCTTGACTCGGCGTGCCCCAAGGAAGTATTCATAATCAAGGTCACGCAGAACGGCTGCGCCCTCAGGGCCGTCAGTAGCAGCCTGAGTAAAAGTTTCCTCTGCTGTAAAAGAAAACTCGTTGACAGATTGAATTCCAGTTATTCTCCAGAAACCATTCCAACGACGGTCAGTGCCAACATCTATTGATGGGAGGCCGCTCACATTAACAAACATGTAGTTTTGAAGATTGTGGTTTGCGCTGGTTGTGATGTAGCGAGTTGTTCCAGACGAACGGTAGCTCGTTATTTCCAGCTCCGGGAATGCTGCCCTCTCTGAGGGACGAGAAACATTGTCGAACAGCAAATACTGAAGAGTATCGAACCCACCGTCCGTGTCGATGTCTACATACTTGTAGGCACCCCCGGAGTACAAACGCTTCACCTCATAGTCACGAGACTTGGCGTACTCTACAGTTTGACCGCTAACAAACCCGTGGCTCGGGATATAAATACTGTCTTCGAATTCGTTTACAACTGTGAAGATAAAACTATGGTTTTTGCCTTCGCCGAGAGAGGTCAGGTCAAGGACTGGACCATCAAGAGACTGGCTTAGGGTGAATCTGTTTGCGTCAATGACCTGTTTGATGTAGTAAGTAGCATTGTCTTGTAGCGGAACAATCTGGTCTTGCTCATTTGTACGATAGCGAACAGGCTGGTTTGCTAAGAACCCGTGGTTGGGAATAGTAAAGCTGTTCGTGTCAAGGTTGACTATGACATCGTTAAACCCCTCTGATGTTGCTGAAGAGGCAGCAGTCAAGTTGGCCGTGGTGAAGGAGGGGTCTGGTGTCGTGCTGATACGAATTGAGTAGTCGTCTATAACGTCAATATAGTAAACCGAAGACTCGTTCAAACTAGAGACCGGTGTCCCTGAGTAGAAGTAGTTGACAGCCTTACCAGAAAAAAGACCGTGGGGGGATGTGAAATGAATTTGATTGCTGTCTACATCCACAGTTAGGGGGATGACAGCATGGTAGGGACTTCCTGTTGGCTCTATTTGAATAGCGTTGAGACCTAGGGCAGCATCTTCAGGAGATGCATGGAGAGAGAATCCGTACACTGAAGACTCGACTAAGGACACCGCAATCGAACCTTCTGTGTCAGAAGTGTTGTAGGCAACTGTCGCAATGTTGCGGCCTAGAAGCTGACTTGCACCGTTATATGTTCCAGTAGAGGTCGCAACATCTGTGGCTGTAGCAATAATCCACGAACCACCGCCGCCACAATAATAGCTGCCAACACGGGCGTTAGTGGAGCCACCCGAGTAGCCGCCAGCACCCCCGGGGCCACCCCACGATTGCCCATCCGAGCCGCCTGCGCCGCCAAATCCACCGTCTCCGGAAGAAGTACCGGCGCTTAATCCACCGACTAGGCCATCATTAAAGCCAGCGCCGCCTTGACCGCGCTCAGAGTTTCCACCCCTTGAGTAGAAACCGCCACCGGCCCCACCTGTGGAGCGTCCCGTAGCACCTCTACCAAGGAATCCGTCTGTGTAACCCTGCTGTGAGCGACCACCAGTTTCCGTGGTCTGGCCATTTCCGTACTGATTTCGGGCACTGGTGGTGTTAGAAGAAGCCGAGCCGCCACCAGCAACAAAGAGTGGAATATTTCCAGTCTTACGAACAACAAAAGTTCCACCAGACGATGCTGGCCATGCGGTGTTGTTGGGGGGAAGTTCGCCGACTTGACCAACAGCGTAAGTAATAGTTTCTCCACGGTTAAGCCGAACTCGGCCTTTAACAACAGCACCAAGACCGGCGAGGTTGTTTCCGACTCGACCAGAAGCGCCTTTTACGGTGAACTCGTAGATACCGTCAACTGGCACTTGCCAGTCTTGATACCCCTGATAGTCCCCCTGAGTGAGATACTGAGAGGCCCAAGCAGCCCCCGCATTTGCATACTCTAGGCGAAGTTGGTTAATTGTTGGCCCATAGCGACCTTCTGCCCCGCCCGTTGTGAAGGTGTGGGAGGTGAAGTTGTATAAAGACGAGCCGCCAAGCCCAGCAAGTAGGTTTTTGACGTAGTAAACATTTCCAGAAATAAGTCCAGTAAGTGGAGTCGCATCTGTCACATACTTAACAGCCTGCTGGTCTGCGTATATGACCTGAGACAGGTTGAGCGCCTGATTGTAAACGTTCGGGAAGTTGAAAGTTACAGTTCCTGCACTAAAGTTTGTAATGTCAATATCAGAACCACCCGCTGCGGTGGCAAACGAGACGCTAAAATCGTCAGCATTTAGGAAATAAACGGTGTCCGTGTCAATACCAACAAGGTCTCCTGTACCCTCACGAAACACCCAAGCGCTTTCGTTGGTAACTTCTGAAGAGAGCGTGGTGGCGGCGTTGCGCCCCGGGAAATACACAAAATTGTCATCCAGATTGACGTTTGTCTTCTGGAGAACGTGTGTTCCCGCTCCACCGGCAGCGGTAATGTTTAGCAGTGCCATTTGCTAGCAGCTCCTCTTCTTAGACCTTTATTATTATACAGCGAGAGTTATCTGACGAACACTGCCAAAGCAGTGAACATTCGGTATGAAGTGACGCCTGTGGCGAATCCATATCCCCAGTTGTGAGCGCCCACACGGAAGGAGTAGTTTGAGGTGTGAGCGTACCCAATCCCGCCACCAAAACGTGTACTGGTGTTCGACGTACCGCCCATACCAATCATTGATGCACCGTGACCAGTTACGTTGCTTGATGTAAGGGTGCTAAACCCACCAGTCATGTAACTGTTGATTGTGCCGAAGTTATTTGCTACGTCAGATAGAACCTTAAAACCGAAGCGTGTTGGTGTCTGAGATTGGAACTGGTATGCCCCTGAAAAAGTCTCCAACTGACGGGTCCACGAATACTCCAGCTGAGGCACTGCTGGGAACAACCATGTATCTCCATAGGTACTCAAATTTGTTCCACCAGTAACAGCTCTCATGTTTGCAATTTGAGCGTTGTGCCTCCAGCCAACACGTTTAGTTGTATCAGCAAGTGAAACAACCATTACGTCATTAAATGGGAGCTGGTAAAACAGCTTAGAGAACGAGTCAACGTCGCTGAAGTCGGAGTTAGAACTGTCAGTAAATAGTGTGTCGAACTCTGAGTCTTGTTCCCAAGCCCAACCGTCCCAAGTGGCACCGTATGTATAGGCGGCTCCAGAATGGGGGGCCACGCCGGGGCGACCAATATATGGGCTAAGTAGAGTGTTGTAAGACAACTTCATCAGCTGAGTCCAGCCGCCGCCTTCAAGACTCATATCGCAGTACGTTGGGTATGCGCTTGATGCTCCCAAAGGTTTAATCCAGTAAGTACCGCTTGTGGCAGAAGGGTTGTCGTTCAGAATCTGCTGAGCGCTGACAGCAGCACGGGCTTCAGTGCTTCCGTCAAGAACAAAACCCTTTGTAGTTGTTAGTCGAATGTGGGTTCCGTCTGGGTAGACATTTTGAACGTAGTAATAATTTTGAGCGGCCTCTGATGTTGTAATCGCCCCACCAGCTGGGTACGAGTACAAAACCATGTCTGATTCTTCAAAGTCATGCCCCGGAACAGCAAGAATATCTTTGTCAAGAGAGACTGAAGTGGCGGCTAGGGTTTGTGTCCCTGTTCCACCACTAATAGCAGTAAGAGTTGCTCCACCCGGAGTGTCCGTAATATTAATAACACTGGCTGATGGGTTGCCAGCTGTGACCCAGTAAGTGGTGTTGTCGGTGAGGCCGGTGGCAGCAGCTCCGTCTGTGCTGTAGAACACCATTTGACCAGTGGCCCAGTTGCTGTCGCCGCTTAAGGCAAGATTCCCAAGACCACTGATGCTGTTAATTGTGAAAGAAGCGCCCTCAGAATTGTCGCCATCGAATTCGTAAGATGTGCTCCTTGAGATGGTCAAAGAAATTTGACTGTCAAAGTCTTGGTTGTTACCAGCAAACTCTGCAACTAAATCTGCAATCTGGAAGGTCCCAGTCATTGCTGACGTAAGGTCTATTGCGGGTCCATTAGGGGTTTCGCTAACAGTAAATGTCGAAAGAGCGCTTCCAAGGGAACCCGTTCCCTTTAGAAACACAACTCCACGAGGGTTGGTAGCAAAATAACCGCTAGACGCAACTACATCGTAATAAAGAGGGGTTCCAATAGGTCGATTTTCGAATGTCTCCGTGGTGTGTCCGACGGTGATTGAGTCGCTCTCAACGCTAGTACCTGCAACTGTGCTCCCCGCAGAGGAAGGAGGAAGGCTTGCAACTCTATTAGAGAAGTCGTAGTTGGTCGATACTACTGAGTTTGCTGCGTCAAAAACACGAGCTGTTGAGTTGTTGCTGGAGTCGAAAGTCTTGGCAAGAGTGTTTGTTGAATCAAACTCCTGAGAGATAGTGGAGTTCAGGTTCAAAAAGTAAAAAGGCGTGTTAACACCAAAACCGTGAGGACTTTCCGTTGTAACAGTCAGAATCGAAGGAGTTGCTGCGTTGGTCTCCAAACCCTGCGAGTCGGCAATGCGAATCTGAGAGCCTTGGAAGAACTCACCGGTCACGATTGAGGTATATAGGTCCTCGATGGCGGCTGTAGAAAACTGATTCTCTTTGGCAAGAAATGTGAAGGTTCTGGCCGTTGGAACCGAGTTGATAATGTAGGCACCGTCTGCAGTAACAGACTTTGTACCATTGACGTTGATAGGAATACCTACAGAAAGACCGTGGTCTAGTTTAGTTGTGACCGTTATCTCTCGGGAACCCTGAATTGTGTTAATTGCCGTGATATTGGGGATAGTCGTGTCACCCGACTTCGAAAAGAACGAAGGGGTGTTGTTGATTAGCTCTAGAGTCTCCCACTTGGTTGGCTGAAGCCCATACTCAAAGTCGGTATCAATAAGGTTAGCTGGCGTGGATACACGCAGCTTAGTTACTGGGTCGATAAACTCTTTCGGGAACGAGATTTCGCCACCAGTGCCGCCACCAGTGCCGCTGCTACCACCGAGAAAACCGGGCATTATTCATTACCTCTTTCACACCAAAACAGCCCAACAAGTAGGATAGCACCGGAGTTCCGGTGTGATTCCGCAGGAACTGAAGAAATTTTCATACTATACACCTAACCACCACCCTGTTGAGACTGCGTATGTACTTTGCAGGCCCCGTGGGCCAGTCGGACCGGCCTGACCCCCCTGAGTTCTGACGAAAACACCGTTGTAGTAAACATATGTAATCGCACTTCCAGTGTCGAACCAAGTGTCTCCGTCGGTAGCCAACCCGATATCAGGTTGACTCGGACTGGCGGTGAATTTACCTACGGGACCAGTTGAACCCGTAGGACCGGGGACTTCAGACTGAGGACCAGTTGAACCCGTTGGGCCGGTCTGACCACGAGGGCCTGTTGGACCCTGAGGGCCAGTTACGTTTGAGTCAGCGCCTGTTGGTCCGACGGTGCCCTGTGCACCCAAATCTCCTTGAATACCTTGAGGACCTGTAGGTCCTTGCGTACCGGTTGGGCCTGTTGGACCTTGAGGGCCAGCGACATTTGAAACCCCACCGGTCGGTCCTTGAATACCTTGAGAGCCGGTGGCTCCTACTGCGCCTGTACTACCGGTCGGTCCTTGAATACCTTGAGAGCCTTGGGGGCCAGTGGGGGCAGTGCGCTTCAGCTCCCATACGGTGCCTGTCCATACCCAAGTGCTGTTTCCAGCGGTGAATTCCTCACCAATTACGGTGGGTGACGGGAAATCAATTGCTGTCACTGTACTCCTCCTCTCTCTCTATTCTCTAAATTTACTATAGTTGTGGTTCTGGGACGCCTGCGTTTTTTCTTGCAACATAAGCCTCGGCCCAGTTGATGGCTGCTTCGAGGCTCTCCCACGGACCGGATTCATCGATAACATTGTCATACAACAGAATCTGTACCAATGGTCCATCTGGGATAACTACATATGTAAACATCTCTATATCTCCTATACCGAATACGCAATTTTTCCGGAGGCCCCAACAGCAATACCAATGCTGTCTTGCAATAAGACATCATTTATATTGTCAAGACCAAAATTTGAAGGCCGTTGCGTCCAACCAACGCCACTGAGAGAAGTTGCCAACTTTCCGGCTGTGCCACCAGCAACATAGCTTTCCGAATTTGCATCTACGGAAGTAATTCTAAAGGCTCCAAAAGAGGGAGGGGGGAACACCTGAGCCCATGAAGTTCCATCAGATGATGTAGCAATTTTTCCGGAATCACCGACAGCAATAAACTGAGTTCTGCTGTCGTTAGCCACCACATCGTTAATAGTATCGTAAACAAACGAAGAAGTTCTCTGTGTCCAGCTAAGCCCGTTCGTAGATGTAGCAAGTTTTCCGTCGTATCCCACAGCAACAATCAAAGTTTCAGTTGCGTAGACCTCATTTATAAATGAAGTCCCGAAGGAAGAGGCTCTTAGTACCCACTCAATTCCATCAACCGAGGTCGCTAATTTTCCTGAACCGCCGACGGCAACCCAAAGTGAAGCAGATGGTGCATAAGTTATTCCCAGAACGGCGCTAGCTCCAAACCCAGAAGTCCTCAGAACCCATGTGGTTCCATCAGTTGATGTAGAAACTTTTCCAGAACTTCCGCCAATTACATAAAGACCGTCGTAGTACGCAGAAGAGTAGATATTGCTTGTGCTAAAGTTTGATGTTTGAGCAGTCCAAACAAACCCGCTGTCAATGGAAACGGCTACTTTTCCTGAGTTTCCAGCAACAACGTACTGACCAAAATTGTTGGATGAGATTGTGTTAATGGTCGTTGTTCCAAAAGTCGAGTCGACAACAGAAGCCCACCCCGCCGAAACAAAGGGTACGGGGAGAGTTGCGTGCATCGCATGAGTTGAAATAATCATTATTACGCCGACAGGTTTCCGCTCAATAGCCAAGAATTGCTAGATAACTTGATGAGAGAGGCAATTGCATAGCGAGCCTTTGTCGTATACCTAGCTCCTTCACTCAGAACAACAACTCCAGTGTCGCCTTGGATAAAGACTTGACCAACACCAAGCTGTGTGACAACAATTTGAGTTCCTGTTGGGAAGGTATACCCGTTTGCCCCATCTGGTGGGACAGTAACTGTTGTAGCCACGGAACTGTTTATTTTGACAATACTTGCTGCATCGTCCTCTTCAAGAACAGTGTTTTCAAGATACTGATTGCCAACAAGTTCATAGTAGGCAGGTCCAGTCGGACCAAAAGGTCCTGTTGGACCTGTTACTGAAGGGCCAGTCGGTCCCGTTGGACCAGAGACGGCGGAGTCGGCACCTGTAGCTCCAGTAGGTCCAGTTACCGACGGTCCAGTTGCGCCTGTTGCACCCGTGGCACCAACAATTTGTCCAGCATTGACCCACGTTGATTGGTCAGACCAAACATATAGCTCTCCAGTATCTTCAGAAATCCAGCCATCATTAATGACGTTCCCCGAAGTGGGCAGAGCCGCTGCGTTAGCAACAGTTCCCTTGATGTTAATTGATGGTCCTACTGGTCCAGTAGCCCCCTGAGGGCCCGTGGGGCCACTGCCAACGCTTGCCAACCAAGAGTTATATGTGTTGCCGGTTCCGCTATAGATGTCAGAAACAAAAGTGATGCTAAAACCAGCAACACCTGTGATGACACCTTCCATGTGGTCCTGCGGCTGAGAAAGAGCAGAAAATCGAATACGACCACCAATTGCAAAAGCACCCGGGCCATTAACAATAAATGTTTTGTTACCGGCACCAATAATAATGTTTGTTGTGGAGGTGACGCTTCCATAACCCGAACCCTCGGCACCTGTAGAACCCGTTGCACCAGTTACAGCTGGACCTGTAGGTCCGGTGATGCCAGCGGGGCCCGTAGGACCGGTAGAGCCCGTTGCACCTGTTACCGAAACACCCGCAGGGCCTGCAACAGTTGAGGCTGCACCTGTTGCGCCTGTCGGACCAGTTGCACCACGAAGACCAAGCTCACCTTGAGCTCCTGAAGAGCCGGTGGGCCCAGTTGGTCCAGTTGCACCTGTTGGGCCACCTGAGGGACCCGTTGGTCCTACGGTGCCCGTTGCACCCGTTACCGAAGCACCAGTAGAACCTGTTGGACCCTGCGCTCCCGTTGCTCCTTGAAACCCACGGGGTCCGGTTGGGCCTGTGGGTCCCGGAGAACCAGTAGAACCGAGGAGACCATCGGCACCAGTTAAGCCGATTGGGCCAGTCGGTCCAAGGGGGCCAATGGGACCTGTAACACCACGCTCACCCTCGGCACCAGTGGGTCCTTGTCGTCCAGTGGGTCCCTGAGGACCAGTGGGCCCTTCTACATATAAACCCTGAGAACCAGTGGGTCCAGTGCTACCCTGAGGACCCGTTGAACCTGTCGGACCAAGAGGACCTGTCGGTCCCGATGTGGTGTTCTGGGGACCAGTTGCTCCAGTTGCTCCAGTTGCTCCAGCTGGACCGACATTGCTAGAAGCAGATTCCACCCAATAGCTATCGTAATAAACGTAGATTTGTCCG